AGGACGCGCTTGCGTCGTTTTAGTAGGAATATTAATGTAATCACTGCGACTAATACGCTCCAGCGCATAATCCGTGCTATCCCTACGAACAACTGCATTTAACACATCAATCGTAGATGCGCCCAATGCATAATTGCCCGTACCCTGTGTCAGGGTGACCGTAGCCTGTTCAATAGTCCATTGATTCAGGCCCCGATTAGCCCAATCGCCCAGCATCAGATTCAACGACCTTTTAGCCGTTTTGAGGTCATAACCCGTACGGACTTCCAGCCCACACCGCTCAAAAGCCTCTTCGATGTAATCGCTTACATCTAACTCAAAGTCTGTTGAACCTGACGTGGTCATTTTTTACCCTTTCTTCTCACTTTCTCTAGCAATCGCTCTTTGTCGGTTTTTTGTTTGGGCTTTTTTGACGGAAGCACCGGTTTACCTATTGCAGAACCAATTCCGGCTTTTTCTTCGGGGCTAAGGTAATCGTAATAATCACCAGCCTTTCTAGCACCCTCAAGGTCAGAAATAATGGTTGTTTCTGACTTAGTCAGGTTTACACCACCACCTTTACCATAAGCCCGAACCCGCGCTTTGGGAGGAGGCGTCATGGCCTGCTCCTTGTGTGCATTAACTGCACCACCTGTGCCAAAAAAACCCATTTTGTTACGAACATCTTTTGGCAACTTAGAGAGGCCCTTGCCTTTTTTGCCCTTTGGAACGGGCTTTAAGTCCTTTTTCATGGCTACAAAGGCTTCTTTGAGCTACTACGGACGGCACCGCCCATGCTTCTTTTAATGGGCTTGGCTTTTTTCTTGGCTTTTACGCCGCCGCCGTTTCTTTTCTTAACAGGCTTGGCTTTTGCTTTTGGATTACCACCGCCTTTTAAGCCGGGAGGTTTGTCCTTCATCGCCATACCACCACCACGCATTTTTTTAGCGGCCATACCGCCACCACGCATTTTCTTAACAGGCTTGGCTTTTTTCTTGGCCATACCATTTCTCATTCCCGGCATCACAAAGTCTCCTGTATAGTTTCTGACGCTCGTCCCACAAACCGGCGGTTTCTGGGTCATTTAGGTACTGGTCATAGTACCCCTTTTCTCTCAGCATTTCTGCCGATTTTTCAATAGTAGAAAGCCGTTGCACAAAAAACATTGTGTATGGCTCTTCTACTAAATAATCAAATTCTTGGTCAAACGCCTCTTCGCCTTCGTCATACGGGTGAAAGCCCATGACCCACAGGTCTTTTTGCACAAAAGTGCCTGTAGCTATAGCGTCATTCAAAGCCCCGATGTGATCGTGAAATTCTTGTGATTCTTCGACAAAATCAAATTGCACAAATAAAATTACATCGTAAGTGTCATCAAACTGTGACAAAACTGTGTATAAGGGGTGCATAGATTTGTCGTAACTAAACGAGAAACCTACTTTGTCAGATAAAAAAGCTTTTCTGGCGTAAGGACACGCCGGAAGGTCGTTAAAAAAAGGGTTAGGTTTATCTAAAACCTCATTAGCCCAATCTTTTATTTCTTTAATAACTTTTTGTTCTAAATCCATGACTAGTCATACCTAGTCTTCTTTCTGCGTTCAGGCATTACCGCACCACAACCCCGGTGATTTTTACGTATTTCACCGCCGTTAGCGGCTTTACGTACTTTAGCGGCTTTAGTGTTAGACACGACCTGTTTACCTTTTGCCCCCTCACGCTTCTTTTTTTTAGCTGTAGCGGCTCTCTCGGATTTACTTAAACTATTGGCTTTAGAACGAGGCAAACACCGGTCTGGGCGTTTTTTGTTTTTAGATGTACCGCATTCGCCAACAATGTTGCCACTGCTGTCAATGCGGACCCAATCTTGATCCAGCCATTTTTTAAGTTCGCCCATTAGCGACCTTTCCTTTTGCCGCCCTTCGATTTTTTAGCGTAGTTAGGATCTTTGCAATACTTACTAGCGGCTAAATTAGCGTAGGCAGAGGGGTATGTGTCAAAAGTACGCTTCGCCCACGCTTTACCTTCAGGACAAATTTTACTGCCCTTACTCTTGCTAGAGGCCGCGCCGCCTTTACGCATGTAAGTGACTTGAACCTTACTTTTTTTAGGCCCTGTTTTTACTCTTGATCCGCACACGCCCATAGTAAATCCTTACGCGTAAGTGTCTATTGCTCTGCCTTTTGTCGCATCAGTAGAAGGGGTGGTATCAACAGATGTGGGCTGGAATCTGACTTTTGAGGACTCCAAGGGCATCTGAGCATTGTTCAAAGCAGTAGGATCCATAGCAGGATTAGCCGCACCCGCAACAATACCCGTGGGCTTCTGCATCATATTGGGCCACCTAACACCGCCCACCTGTAAAGGATCACTGGCCACGTGTCACCCCGCCACCAAATGACTGAAAATAGGCGCGCTGATAATTAAAATAGCCAAGCCCCAAATTTTCAAATCTAGTGCTTTTAAAGTGCTTTTTTGGTCATCTAAACGCTCTTCAATGCGAGCGTAACGAAGCGCACATTCCGCCTCATGTTGATTTAACTTGGCTAAAACATCTTCTAGTTTCATAACAATTACCAAGCTTTACACGACCAATAACGTGCTGAAAATTTATCTTTTGCCGTATCACAATTGTGACGTGCTCTAAAATTACTTCTGCGGCCCGGTTGTGACTTCTTAATCGACATGTTGGGGTCGCCAAAGCGAACAAGCTTTACCTCACTGCCTTTTTTGGCCAAAACCGCGCTTTTCTTGGACTTTCCGGGTGTTTTCTTGGGCTTGTTGTAGCCAGAAAAAGTTTCCCCTCGGTAGCTTAAACGACCAGAGGGGAGCCTTTTTACGTCTTTGGTAGTAGCCATTAGCTAAAAAACACCGTAAGCGCAGTAATGTTTGTCAAAGTGCCTATATAGATATCCGACACTTTAATGCCCTCGTCAGGGATGTTGACCGAGTGCGTTTCGCTCGCAGAAAAATCCAAGTCCAATACAGTGCTTCCACCATTTCCGTCCGTCACAGTAAGACGGGGAGTTCCGGAAGCAGAAAGAACTTGAATCTGACGAATACGAGCAGGCCCTACACCAGCAGAGCCTGTCCCGGTCAGACGTTTTGATTTTACGTCTGAGTTAGCCATGGCTTTCTCCCGTTAGGATGCGTCAGAAGTGCTGGAAATTCCAAAAAACTTCAAGACAATAACTGTGTCGCCGCCGGGATCACCCGAAACAACCAGCTCAACTTCGTCCGCTGTGCCCGTAGCCGCGGTAGTTGTTCCACCGGACATACCAAGAACACCGTTACATGGGAAAAACCCTTTGAAACCGGTGGAGTTTACAGCGGCAGAAATACCATCAACAAAACCGTCTGTATCAGCATCTGTGCCAATATCTTGAAGGTTTACGGCGTTTGCGGCGGCTGTAGTGACAGCAATCGTGACACCCATTGGGATGAAGTTATCTGGAATGCCGATTGCGGACTCTTTGCCCGTGGTGGCACCATCAGCTACCGTGATCGTCGTTTCATACGTAGAAAGCGTCATCGTGCTGGTTACAGCGCCGGTAGTAGAGTTTTTGGTGATGTCTGAGAAACCGTTTTCAGAACGGACGGGACCGTTAAACGTAGTATTAGCCATGAGGTTCTCCTGTCGTGGCCAGTGTCAGCCTCAGTATAAGGCTGTCAGGAAAAATTTATATTAACATAAATGTTCCACGTGGAACAAAAAAAGCCGCCCGAAGGCGGCTTTGTTTTTAGGCACCCGGTGTGCCAAAGACACAACGCCAATCGGAAACCCCGAAACTGTAACGCTCACGCGCCTTGAAGCGCATGTTGCCAGTGTCGAAGTCACCTTCCATTGCAGTCTTGATGGGGCTTCTGTTAAACATCTTGAAGCCATTAGGTGCGTCAGTCTTGAGGAAGAACGCATCTGTGTCGGTCAAGAAATGGTTAACTACCGCGCCATCTGGGAGCATACCCATAGACTTGGTTGCGTTGAGGTCATTGTCCGCAGTTCCCGGACGCAGGTTGGAGTTGATCACCCGCTCTGCAATAAATTGCAGTTCTTTTGGAATAATCATCTTCATACCACGTACCGCGATCTTCAGACCACGCTCATCCGTAAAGCCAGCGATGTCAATCAGCATCTGCTCAAGAGAAGTCTCGTTGAGGTCAGCGGCGGTTGACAAAAGGTTACGCTGGTTCCCTGAAAGGGACGGGTGAGCCGCAGAGCAGAGAGCGGCACCATCTCCAACAGGAGAACCGGTGCTAAAGGCGTTGTTCAGAATTGAAGCGGCCTTAATCTGCTTGGTCTGGGACATGGATCGTGCCAAAGCACGGGTGTAACGAGAAGCAAGGCGGTCATACAGGTTGTCTTCAATCGCCTCTTCGGTGATTGAAAACGCCAGTGCAATCGTTTCGTGAGTATAACGTGCAGTAAATGTCTCCTGCGCGTCATCAAACGAGATGGCACCACCCTCTGACTTAACCGGCGCAGTGCCGAAGCCAGACAGCATTACTTCTTCTTCAAAAGCACGATCTGAAGTCTCTTCTTCAAAGATTTCAGCGTGTTCCTGTTCGTAGCGATCATACTCAAGTCCAAAGAGAGCGTTAAGCCCCGGCTCAAGTTCCTTCGCCAACTGTGCGCGAGAAATAGCCATTACTTAATCCCCCTTAAATGCCGGTTGAGTCGGCAGTGGTTTGTGAAGCAAAACCACGTGTGCCAGCGTTGAAATGAGCGTTCAATCGAACAAGCAGATGAGCACCCGCAGACGAATAATCATTGTTAGCATCATCGTCAACCAGACCTACAATACGCAATGGTAGCGTTGCAGTAGTAGCAATCGTGCTTACGCCAAGTTGAGAATTTGACTTGCCTGTATCGGTAGAACCGGTACGGGCAGAGGTTCCCAGACTTGCGTTAGCAAAAACGGCTGTTAGTGCAGTAGCTCGGTCAGTGAGGGTGGCATCCGCCGCAACGACGAACAGTTGATCAGGGTTATCAGCCACCAGAGCCTTTACAGGAAAGTTGGTATCTACCGATACGCTTCCTGATCCGGGCCAGTAATTAAGAAAAACAGGTTTCTTTTGTGTGGCGTCTTGATATTCAACCCCTACCAGAACACCGAGGGCTTGCGTAGTGCCGCCATCAGTAGCTCCAGCTTGGTCTATTACGCCTGCGGCAGTGGGAACACAAATGCTTCCATTAAAAATAGCATTAGTGTTGTTACTAGCAATTTCATACTGAGTAACGCCAGTGCTGTTAGCACCGCTTCCTACAAGACCAACAGGACGAAGACCAAAGGCAGTTTCTTGATTTGCCATGGTTTAGTTCTCCATTCTGTGCGGCCCTATTTCTTGGGGCCGCCAAAAGTTACACGACTCTGACGCTCGGGTTTTCCGATTGTCATCGTTGGATGAGCGTTTTCTCGCAACATATCGCCTTCAACAGCTTCGATCTGGTCCGCGTTACGTTGAGCAAAATACTCTGCGCGTTCCTGAACTGTCTCCATCGGTATGCGAGCGAGCATCAATCCGCCAACACCAAACACACCCTCATATTTACCCGAATCAATTACCGGTGCTTCAAAATCTGGATACTCATCTTGGCGAACAAGCTCATAGCCTTCTCGCAACCTTGCCGAAATATTCTTGGTGTCGTCAAAACCCCTTACTTCGGCGCGTATCCAACGATGTTTAAAGCCCTCTGGTGCGGGCGGTGCGTCCAACATAGACGGGGGAGTCCAAGGCTTACGCCGTCCCTGCTTCTCCCTTGACGCTGTTTCACGTGAGGAGCGGTTAATGCCCTCAAAGCCTTTCTTCTCTGTGGACATGGTATTACTCCTTTACGTATTTCGCGTATTCTTCAAGCGGCACTCCCAATTTTTTAGCAATTGCTACTTGGGTCTGGGAGAGTCTGACCCTGTTACCACTGCGCCCAGTTTTGGTGGAGCGTGAGACACCGGCAACATTCTGAGCGGGCTTGCGGCCAGTGGATTGCTCCTCTCCAAACTTATGCGGGAATTCCCGTTTAATTCTGGAGTCCAATTCATTGTAGTAGTCATCTGACTGAGGGTCAAACCCCTCATCTTCAATTAATTTCTTGTGGATTCCGAAGGCGGCAAAGGTCATTGCCTCATCATTTCCAAACCAAGAATTTTTCTCTGCCCATTGTTCCGCCTTGGGATCAGGCCGTTGTGGCTGTGGGGCTTGTTGAGGCGGGGGCTGTTGGATTGTTTGCGGTTGCGGGGCGTTTTGCTGAGTA